CGCCGAATGCCTGTGCAAATTTACCAAAGTCTCCTCCACCAAGATAAGTGCTGGCTGCTGTGGTTATGCTGGTGGCATAACCTGCATTGCCCACAGTCCATGACACATTGCTGGGCACACTGTCTCCCAAAGCCGGACAGTAGTTGCCACTCACACTGGCACCAATGGTTTTGAGATTAGCTATAGTGCCAGCAGTGATACCAAGATTTGCATTGCTGGTGGCCAACCCAATGGTCAGCAACAAATTGGCCACAGGTACCAATGCATTGTAAGCAGCAATATTGTTGGCCAAAGCAGTGTTGGCTGTGATGGCATTGCCGGCATACATGCCCACACCAGCCCACAGTTGCAGTGGTGTTGCCACTGATTGTGTCATTATGCTGCCCTCACTGAAGCAGATCCTGCTGTGCGAGGATGTCCGCAAGTGTCTGCATCACCATCACGTATCACAGGACGTCCGCCAGCACGTACTGTGCCTGATCCACCTGAGGTCACTGCCGAACAGTGTATACCGCAACCGGGTGATCCACAACAAGGATGCGGTGTAACCCCAATACCAGGTATAACAATGGGACGGCCGTTTACTCGTACAGAAGCCACACCTGAAGTGTTTATTCCTCCTGACGTGTTTGGATCACCTTGTCGTTGTACTGCTGGCATTTTATCCCATTAAGATTTTACTGCGCACAGGCTTGATACCTGTTGTGGCTTCCAAATAACTGTCCCCAACGTCTTCACGCACAGGGGCAATCATGGCCACGCTAGATCTATTTACCGTGACTTCTGCCTCGGGATCTGCTGTGAACAAACTATTCATCAACTGTATACCTTGCTGTCCAGGCACCACTGCCACAGGCTTGCTCAACGTGAGAGTACTGCTGTCAAATGCTGTGATTTTTGCCACTATCTCTTCACCATAGCCCATGCGCATGGTGTATGTTTTTCCTATTTCAACCATTTAGTTTCTTTCTAAGTTCGTTAAATCCACCCACGTATTCTTCATCCAAGAAGATTTGTGGTACTGATCTGGCAGTTGGCACTGCTTCTAATAGTTGTTCACGTGTCCAGTCGTGACTGATGTTGCGCACTTCATATTCAATGCCTCGACTTTCCAACAGGCCTTTGGCTTGTTCGCAAAAGGCGCATTGGTCCTTGGACCATACTATGGCTTTCATGTTTTTTCCTTTTATAAATCTGGTAATTCGTCGTAGTCCAGTTGATCACTCATGACGCCAATAACGTAGTTAGTTGATTCGTTCTCCTGCAGTGCAGTTTGTTTCTTTGACGTGTCCACATGCTTCATGAACCAGGGAATTGGTGTGCTACGTGGTGCAGGTTCCAGATACTTGACACCAATCTCTTTGAGTGCGCCCACTGCGGTGTAGTCCACAAAGTCTTTGAGAATGTTGGCATTGAGTCCAATCACAGGACCTTTCTGGAACAAGTAGTCAGCCCAGGCTTTTTCTTCGCGGATCACATCCAGGTACAGTTGATAAACTTCGGCTTCGCACTCTTTTTTGGCTTGTGCAAATCGCGGATCCTCTTTCACAACTTGATTGATGATCCAAGCAGTCCAGTCCTTGTGCAGGATTTCATCTTGCAGGATTAGGCTGATGATGTTGCCGTTGCCAATAAAGATGCGATTCTCTACCATGGCCAATGACGTAGCAAAACTTACCATGAAGCGGAATGCCTCCAATGCGTAACTTGCGTTGAGGGCAAGCCAAATTGCTTTGATATGTTCTTGTTCGAGAACCATACCTGTCATTTCACTGCTTAATTCTTTATGACAATTTATTCTGTGTAACTCGTCGTAGTATTTGCCCACACTTGATGCCATGTCCACAATCTCTTTGGTGTCGTGGATGGTGTTGAACACATCCTTGGGCACGTTGTAGATGTTGCGAATAATGTGACTGTAACTTCTACTGTGAATGTTGGTTTCAAAGAAACTCCAGTTGTACATCAAGGCTTCCAGTTCAGGAATGCCCACAACAGGAGTAAACACCTGTGCTGGTCCACGTCCTTGCAAACTGTCTAGTGCTGTTTGTCTTAGCAAGTTGCTGGTAAAGATATGTTTCACAGTATCACTTGATTCCTTGAAGTCGTTGGCATCTTTGGTAAGCGACACTTCCTCAGGGATCCAAAAGAAGCCACGTGCCTCTTGTTCGAACTTCACAAGTTTGTTGTACTTGACTTCTTCAAATCGCTGTATGGTCACAGGACCTGCTGGATCCAAAAACATCTTGCGATGCAGGTAGTCTGTTTTGGTGGCTAGATTGTATTGTGCTTGGCTCATTGTTGCTCCAAATTATAGGTTATTCTTCCGTATTTTAAATTGTGTGTCACTGTGAGATTTTGATTGACACAATTCAGCAACACAGGGTTTTCGGCTGGTCCCCAGTGTCCAGTGTCAAGATACATCACATTTGTACCATGTTGCATGCCAACTCTGGGAGTTAACAAAATCAATGATTGGGACCAGGCAGATGTGTCTATGTGCATGCGATATTTCAGTTGACCAAAATCAATGGGGTTGTCATTAATTGTAACTTTTTGGGTATCCAAGGTGTATCGAGCCACACAAGTGCCAGTAGCAGACATTCGAATGTGTGGTATCCAGCCCCATACTGTGTTTTGTTGTCGGGGGAAGTGAACAATACCCTGTTCAAGTTTAGTGCTGTCTTTGGCCTTTATGGGGTGTTGATATTTTTTGGCCATAAAGAGATTTACAGCAGCAACAAATCTCGAATCAATATCTATGCCTGGGGCAAAAGTCAATGGTGCATCTGGTTTGACTTCTTGAATCAACCCACGGGCAAATGCCTCACTCACTGGTCTTGCATAAAATTCTAAAAACAACTGAGATGGCAAAAAGCAAACACCTGGATCACGCGGCATGCTGTGCCACAGTCCCTCACCCCATAGGTTGCCAGTTAGTGTTTCAGTGAAAACAACAGTGGCATTGTGTAGGCCTTTGGTGTGGTTGTATTCTTCGTTGATGAGATGCACCTTTTGTTGTAAACCCAATAGATCAATGATGTATTGACCCAACACAAAACGGTCAGAATCTGATTCATAGGCCACCACGGAGGTTGCCCCATGTTTAAGTGCCAACACAGTGAGTAAACCTGTGCCAAATCCTATGTCCAAACATGGTTGACCTGACACATGGGATGCCAACATTTTGTCATAGAAGTCATTGCGTAGATAGTCATTGATCATGCTCAACAATACCCCGTTGTGATGTTCAAAATCAATACTGTTTAAAAAATCCATGGTCATAGTTTGCAACTTTCGCAGTCTTCCGCATCATCAAAATCAATGACCTCGAGGGGCGCATCTTCTTTATCGGCCTTGGCACCTTGTTTGTTGATCAGGCTATAGTAGAATGTTTTGATGCCCCAGTGATGTGCTTGCATTAGGTTTCGAGCAATCAGCGTGGTGGGTACTTTACGATCTGGCCAGTGTGCTGGATTGTAAAATGTGTTTGTGGAGATTGATTGATCAATATATGCTGCCAACACCGCGGCTGTTTTTAAATAGCCCACACAATCCTTTTGCGCCCACATCATTTGATATTTGTTTTTGAGTCTATGATATTCAGGCACCACTTGTGTGAGGCTACCTGCTTTTGATTCTTTAACTGAAATCAGGCTCATGGGCATTTCAATGCCATTGGTTGAGTTGATAACAACACTGCTGCTTTCAACAGGTGCCACTGCCATCAAGGTGGCGTTGCGTACACCGTATGCTCGCATGTTGCCACGCAAGGTATTCCAGTCCAATCCAGGATCAGGTGTGAAGTCTGTGAGTTCATTCACACCTTTGGCTCTGCGTTCCCAAGGAAACTCGCCCCGACCATAGCGTGTTTTGTCCGAGTCTAAGCAACGACCACGTTCCTTGGCCAGTTCCACAGTGGCTTCGGTCAAGTAGTAGGCTTGATGTTCCATCCACGTCTTGACTTCAGCCAAGGCATCTCGTTCTCCGTACTTGAAGCTTCGTTTGGCGTGCCAGTAGGCAAGGTTGGTGATTCCGATGCCCAAGGGTTGGATCTCATCGTTTGAGAGTTTAGACTGGATGGAGAGAAAGTCTTGATAGTCAAGAATGTTACACAGGCTACGCTGAAGTATACGGCAAGCACGGCGCATGTCTTCTGGATTACGGAACGCACCCCAGTTGATTGAGCCCAGTGTGCAAAGAGCGATACGACCATCACGGTCATCCAGACGTTTAAAGGGTTTAGTAGGAAGAAGTATTTCACAGCAAAGGTTACTCTGGTAAATGGTATGATATTCAGGATCGAATGGTCCTTGGTTCTGCACATTATCAATAAACACTAGATAGATACGGCCGGTGTCAGTGCGTTCTTTGAGAATGCCTGACTTGAACACTTCTTCTGCAGCCATTACCTTCTTTCGAAGTCCACCCTGATTTTCGTATTTAACATACAGTTCTTCAAATAGTGTTGTATCTTTATAAAAGGCTTCATACAGGTCCGGCACTTGGTTGGGATCAAAAAATGTTATGTTCTCTTTGTTCTTGAATCGTCTCCAGAAGAATGCGCTCAGCACAACACCATAGTCCATGTGTCTGACTCTGGTTTCTTCCGTGCCTTGATTGTTCTTGAGCACAATAAGATCATCAAACTGCAAGTGCCATATGGGATAAAACACAGTGGCTGACGCATTGCGAATACCACCTTGGCTGCAACTGCGTAGGTCACCG